CCCATTTCTCAGAAGAATCAACAGTCTTTTTATCGACTGATTTTTCAACTGGGCGTTGGCTGGGCTTGTTTTTGTTGTGGCAATGTTCCTCGTTTGGAGCAGGCGTAACTATACTTTCGTTATGTCTACCCGTAATTGTTTTTATTCAGTGTTTTTCAGGACGATCCATTGCACTATTCAATAGAAGTCAGAATTTATATCGAGGATTAAAATCATCGAATAATTTCTCAACTTTTCTTGTAATAGGTCAAGCTTCGCGCTGTAAAACATCATCAAACTCATTACCTATGCATAAGAAGTTACAAAGTTCCTCAAGGAGTTGTCTCAACTCCTCTTTAGAACTTAAGTAGACCCTATCGCGTCATTTATCCATGAATTCCTCTTCATCAAGAGGTAAATCCTGCATAAATGCGTCGATAGTGAATGCTTCTTCTTTTACATAAGTATATGGTTCTGATGCAGATTGTATCACTGTATCACTAGGAGAGAAAGAAGTATCGATAGATTTAGATAAATCAGTACGAATGATATGAGCAAATGGAACCTCAACAGTTTCATTATGCCCAACATTCATGGCTGAACCCGAGACTATATAGTCTTGAGTAATCCTTATCTGCGTACCTCCTTTTTCTGATAGTGCTATCACTGATTGCTTTCATGCATAGTAAGTATCCCAGTATAGAGTATGTCTTTTAATGACTTCCTCTATCAAGATACTAACTATTTCCTCCACCTCGCTATCTTCGTATTCTACAAAGCTCTCAAAAGCAGAAGACATCCCGATTCACTTAAGTCAGGATTCTCTTCCGTTATGAGAACCAGGAGTTGCCAATCACACTAAATTTACGCGCTGTCGAACGGGAACATCGAAGATGTTTCGTTCTAAAGCTCGTATTTTAGATTTATAACCATAACCAAGGAACGTTAATATCTGAGACAGAGATAGTTTTCACTTCTCTGCAAACTCTTTTACTAACGAATTGCTAACTCAAACTGTCAGACAGTCTTTGATCGGAATCATGTTCATTTGGGTATTACCCACAAAGAACTTTTTCGCGAATTCAAGGACTAGACGGCGTTTGCTAACAATGGACTTTGCTAATCCAACACTTACCCCTATTTGGGATAAGAAGTGTAGATAAGCATGGGCCACCTTGGAATTGGCTATAATGATATCATCTCCCAAAACGGCATAATCAGAGAAATTTCTATAATCTTTGATTTTTGCACGTTTTGCGCAGAAAATTACGATAGCATGATGGGTCATGGCAAGCATTGCTCAGGAAGAAAGAGCTCCCATTGGTTGACCAACACTATATTTTAGTTTATAGGTTCTCTCCTTTTTACCTTCTATTCTTTGGAAATCTCTCTTAGAGAGATACAAATAATAGAATCGGTCTACTAATAGATATACTCATGACTTTGCAAACTCCTTTGAAGCATCAGTTATTCAACCGAATCTGAATTTATTAACTCAGACAAGATTGTAAACTAACGCAACAATAGGAGACTGTAAAGTAATAGGTAATCTATCAGTAGCAGAAGAAAGATCTAAAGAATAAAATGTAGTTTTTGGAACCTTAACACCTTGAATTTGCATTCGAGATATTAAGGATTCCACTGGTGAAACCTGATTGAAGGTTCCATCTGTTCTAAAG